ATTGTCCCGTATGGGAGTTCTGGTTAGGCGGATGGGGCCCGACTATCATGGCAATAAGTAGCAATCACCTGAAAGCTACCTTGTCTGATACAGCAGGTATCAATCTGCTGTGGTGGGTGTTACCCCACAAAGTTAACCGTAAAACCTTTTTTAGGAGATTCCTTGAAAACTAGTCCTAAGAGCGGGCCACGTGTGAGAACGCGGGGTTCCCAAACCTCAAGTTCGATTACTGGTTCGTCCTATGAGATCACACCGTCGACAGGGGAAGTCTATACGACAGGCCCCGCATCGTACGAATGTGGTACTCAGGGTGGTACCTGGGGTGTCGTTCGCGACATCCTAGGTCCATTCAAACGGTCTAGCAATTACCGAGAATGGAAGCGCACGCAACCGTTTTTCTCTTCCCAACTCGTCGTGAACCCATCAAGTGGTACCAAAACCACTAATTATATCCCACATTCAAATGGGAGATGGGGCAACAGAACGTGGTCGGGGGATGGCGTGGGTCACGTATTCGGTTCGTTGATTGGCAGGAAAGAGACGCCGCCCGATCGGGCGGTTTATCCCTTGTCCGTCAACGTAAGCAACCTGCAGGACCTAGCGGTCGTAGGATGCTTAAACCGTGTGAACCCTGCCAAATCGCAGTCTTTGGTGACTGCGGTTGAGGCCGGTAAGTCTGTGAGCATGATAAGAGATCGAGCCGCAAAGCTCGCGAAGGCCTACATCGCCATGAAAAAGGGCGATTTGAAGCTTCTCCAGTCAATGTTCCCAGGGAAACGTACTTTCTCGATGCCGAAGCAAGTGGTTGTTTGGGACGAAGACGGTAGGCCTATCCTTAACCGGAAGGGCCAGCCTATAAAACGATATGCACGTAAGCCGTTAAAAGCCCGTGATATCGATCTTCTCTCCGACGCCGCGCGCCTAGAACTCGAGTTCAGGTATGGATGGTCTCCTTTAGTCTATGATATAGTAGACAGTCTTAAGGCTATAAACGCCCAGCAGTTGCGGGACGATTTGATGAAGCGTGATTATACGAAAGTGTATGAGCGAAAAACCAAGTCTAACCGCCAAAGTTGGAATGTGACCGTGCCAAACTATGGCCACGGAAACTGGACAGCGACTGTTACGTGCGTCACTGACGTCACGTGTAAAGCGTATGCCACATACACAGTTAACGAAGAGTCTGGTCTAACGAACAGGCTCAACGACTTCGGTATGTTTGACATCCCCAGATATCTCTGGGAGGTGACACCACTTAGTTTTGTTGCTGACTGGTTAATCCCGGTTGGTGACTGGCTCGGTGCTCTGTCTCCTAAGGTTGGTGTAAATGTAATAGATAGCGGAGTCGTTACAGTGATCTCGCAAGAGGTTACTCGAAGGCTATCGGGCTATACGCCTGTAGCCACCGGCCCGGGTTCCTGGCCTGAATGTCCGTTCCCCATTGGTGCGACTGATTCATTTCAGTACACTACCAAGGAACGTACACAGGGCCTTCCCATCCC